CGCATTTTTCGGCCTCATATTCTCTGATTAATTTATGTATATCACTCATGATTCATCCTTTTTAATCTGTCTGCTATAAAATCCTGAACAGTTCCTTTATATTGCCACCGCGCATAAATTTTATTTCGCCATCTAAACTTTTTTCTTGATGGCCAGTAATCAAGTCGGTCGCCAAGCAGGGTGCAACTGTAGTGATATGTGGTGTGTTTAGTAAAGCCCGTTAGATCGGCTTCAGCAAGGTTTTTCTTGCCCTGCTTTTTGCGGTGTTCCTTCATGGCTCTACCAATAATTGCAATGTCACTATCGCTACTCATGATTCACCCTCTCTTAGTCATTGCTTCACTGTTAAACTCAACGGTTTTTTCAGGAAACCCAAACCATACATTTCTTTCTGACACAAAGAACGGCCTCGCTTTTTTCTGTATCGTAATTTCAATATACATTTCAGGCTCTGAGTATTTTGGATGGTAGTGAAGTTTCCACTTGCCAGTCGGCCAGGCTTCGGTTGGGTTGGTATACGAGTCGCTGAAGTATAAAACGTTTTTAGTTATCGTATCACTCATGCTTCAACCCCTCCGCAAACGCTTTTAGTTCAGCCTTTTTGTCTTTAGGTACCCACACAGTCACCTGAACATAGCCGGCATCCCTCATGCGCTTCTTGAAGGATGCTTGACGTTGTTTAGTGGTTTTCATTGGATTACAACCTGAGCAACTTGATATTCACAATCGCCGTTGCTGTATTCTTTGCGGCTTTTGATCCATCTTTTAACCTTTACCATTTTGAGGATATAAGTTCCTTTCTTGACTCCCATGTGTGCAGACCAATCTTTACTGTAAACTTCGCTTGATATTACAGCATCAGCCAGTGTTCCGTTAGCCATTTCAACTTTAACCTTTTGACCAATTTTTAATGCTGCCATGTCTATCTCCTTAGTTAATATAGACATGATATACGTTACTGGTAACGATGTCAAGGATTACCGTGCTTCCAGTGCTTTAATTTTATTTGCGTACTTCTTTTTGGCCCCTCTCCAGTCGTCTGCGGTCCACTTTCGTGGCGGGTGATACTTCTCAAGGGCTAATACTCGTTCCCTGCCTATGCGCTCTACCAGGCGTTCTCTGTAGACGCCTGCATTGCCTGACTGATGGTTATTACAGATAGAACACTGGACATGGCAGTTATCCTCGTTCAGGGCCATGTCTAGTCCTGGGTGCGCTCCGACTGACTTCCAGTGTCCTGCGTGAGCCTGCCTGTCCCCGTCAATACCGAATCGATAACCGCACGTAATACAGGGCTGTCCCTTGTCGCGCATTCTGATATAACGCCTAAAGGTATCATGTGCGAGTCGTTTCTGGGTCTTAAGATCATTCCGGTAAAACTTTTTCCTACGGTCCCGCATGGATTGTTTTTTAGCTTTTTCAACGCGCTGCCTCCCCTCTCTGGTGTTCACGTACTCTATCGCCTTCTCATAGGTGCAAAACACGCCCACAGGCAGCACGATAAAGTCTGCGATGTATTCTCCGCATAATTTACACTTGCGTTTACGGTTAGCCATCATCATCCTCAAATAGTCGCTTATCGGTCATTTCGCCCTGGTCATTAATCGCGTATATTCCAAGCACCGTGATCCTAAGCACACTGTGGTCATCGAAAATAAGGTCTACCCTGGTTGGTGATGCCTTGGCTACTTCGCCACCCTCTTTTTTTGCCTCTTCAAATATTTCATCCAGGTTCACACTAAACCAGTCAGCAACCTTGTTCATTATTGCTTGAGATAATTGCATCAGTCGCGCCCCTCCGCCTCTTTTTGCAGTTTACTAAACTTGCCTTTTGACTCCAGGACCAGGCCATCATTGGCAGCAGTCATCTGGAACCAGGTTAAAAAGTTAAACATTTCGCCGGTTTTCCAATCCTTTGAGCTAGTGAAGTCGCGCCTACTCTCGCCGCTAAACGGGTCCACTATCTCATGGATCAGCCAGGGCTCCTGAGAGTATCGGTAATACTTCTGCTTGGCTATGCGCTTCATGCCGGCCAATTCACCCTTGGTGACTTCTTTCTTTGGCTTATCCAAAAGATGGGCCGCATATTCTGTAGCCCACACATGAAATAGCGCGTTTTGGTCCAGGGACCTGTCAGGGCCTATCCTGGGTTTTGGGTAGGTTAGGTAATGATGCTTGTCGTAAAGCGCCCTGACATTAGCCAGGAACGCTGACAGACTATGCTCGCTATTGATTGTCCAGATTTGACCTTCCATATTTTCCTCGATATGCCCCCGAAGGGACGGTTGATAAAATTTAGTAGTCCTCTTCATTCCATTCATGCAACACCAGGGGCTTTCCTCCTGATATATATGCGCACCCAATATTGAAGTCGTAAAACTCTACCGCTTCGTGATAGTCCATGCCCTGGTCTTTTAAGTTCTGGATAATAATGTCCCAGGAATACACCAGGCGCTGCTCACCGTCATCTAGATCAACAACGCCCAGTATGGCATTATCATGGCCGTCCATCTTAAGCATCAGAACGGAATATCATCATCAAACACATTCCCTTGCGACTGTGGTTGCGGCACATTAGCTTTGGTCCCTGCGCCTGGCTGATAGCCGCCTGCTTGGTTTTGTGTCGTGCCCATAGTTGTATTGCCCTCCTTAAATGTAACGATCTGCATATCATCGCCAATTACCTGGGTCATATAATGCTTTACGCCATCCTTTTCCCATGACCTGGTCTTGATCTTTCCTGAGACAAAAACCTTACAGCCTTTAGCCAGGTATTCGCCTGCAATTTCAGCGAGCCGCCTGAACAGCACAACCTTATGCCATTCAGTGTCCTCACGGTCTTCACCTGTCTGCTTGTCCTTCCAGGTTTCACTGGTTGCGACAGACATATTGCAGACCGCATCCCCGTTGGGCATATATTTGATTTCAGGGTCCTGCCCTAGTGTGCCCATAATATTTGCTTGATTTATGCCTTTCTTAGCCATTTGCCAACTCCAGTAAATTTTCAATGTCACGGATCTGATCGTCTTTCAGTCCGTATCGTTCGCGTACCACCATATAGGCCAATTGTTTTGACGCAGTCATCGTATGCTTTTGCGGCAGACTCAACTCTATCTGCTGTGTTTCAACAGGGCTCTGGACCACTGGTTTTGCTTGCTTGTTAGAAAAACCGCAGGCTTTATAAATTCGCCGACTGCCCACAGCATTGTCATCAAATATAATTCCGTCCTCTTCAGCCCTGGACAATATAGACGCCATGGTGTTGTAAGAAACCTTGTATTTTTTCTTTAGTTTTTCTAGGCATACCCTTCGCCCTCTTCCCATCTGCTTTAATTCATCCCTAACTAATGGGGCCACTTGTTTTTTTCTGTTGTCGCCTCTTACGCTCATTTCTGTTTCCTCGCTTACTTGATGATTATGCCGGCCTGGCCCTCAGCCAGTCGACAGCCTGGTATCTCTTCGCCCTCTTTGAGAGCCGCTGCAATTGCTTTCTTGTCTGGCGCCGTCACTACCTTGACGCTCATGTAATCGTCTGGCACCAGGTCCTCGTCATCAACTACAACGGTTTTAGATGGCTTACGCATAGTTACTGAAAACAGTGGGCACTCGATTTTATTAATGCCTGACGCTGTCATGTTTTCTCTCAGGTAATTTTTTAACCAGGCTATCTTGTTGGTCCTGGTTTTAATTTTCTGATCAATGGTGGCCTTGTGCGCCTTTAGGGCATCAATTTCTGCTTCAATATTCTGGACCACAGAACCAAGGGCTATGCCTTTGTCCTCGAATTCGCCCTGTATTGACTCAAGGGTGTCTGCCAGAACATCCTCTGGCAGGTCTTCTTGTTGTATGGCTAATACATCAGCCGTTAGCTCATGCAGCTTCATCGGCGGCCTCCAGTTTAGCTTTGACTTCGTCCTTTACGTCAGTAAAGTAGATAACGCCGGCGTTGTCACCACGGCGGTCCATTTTGCGCACAGCCGCCTTATACAGCCCTTGTAGCTCATTCAAAGAAACAGCCTTTTGCATAGCAGCCAGGTTGTTGCTCTTCCAGTCCTCGTATTCTTTGCGTTGACGCAGAGCCTCTTCGTCTTTATCGTCTGCTTTCTTGAGCAGTTCGGCGTTTACCTGCTCTTGCACGTATTCACGGTCGTCAAACTGGCCCATGAAAATATCAGCAGAGAAACCAAGCATAGACAATGCTTTTTTGATCGCGTCAGTGAGTGATTTTTTAGGGGCTTCGCCATCGACTCGCATATAGCGATTGTCGCCCTGGCCTGCCATGTACTTGTACTGTGTGTGACCGTAAGAAAGGATAGAGCCAAAATCTTCGCCTAGCTTGTACCAGAATCGCAGCTTGATGGTGTGAGTTTCTGAGTATTCAATTGGATTGCCCTCAGCGTCAAACTGAATAGGAGCTCCTCGGTCCATGCGCTCCTCAGCTATTTCATAACCCCAACCAATACCGCACGGCCCGAATTGCTCTGTGGCTCGTTTGAACATATAGGTGCCGTTAATGGACGTTTCAGTCCTACCAGACACCTGTGATTGTTTAGTGGCAGATGGCTCAGTCTTTTCGACCGCTCCCCAGATAGATAGATTATCCATTTTGATGGTCCTCGCGTAGCTTATTAGATAGGGCCTCGATACCCTCTAGGTGACCCAGGTGCATAGCCTGGATTAAACCCTTGCCAATATAGGCTCGGATTAGTTCGCGCTCAAGATGCCCCATTGGCACCCCAAGCTTGTTAATTTCTGCCATAACGGCATCCAATAAATCATCGTTATTTTTTGATAGTTCAATCATAATCCTTCTCCAAGGTCAGTCCATTTTTCTTGCAGTTCAATTGGTGCGTCAGCGTAGGGGTCTTTCCAGGGGCCTTTTGATTTGGCCAGACGTTAATCATCTGCCTGCTCCATTTTACGGCGCTTCTCAACAAGTTCTCTGGCCAGTCTGTCGTAGTATTGGTGTGTCATCATGATGTGTAATCCTCAGTTCGGTGGTGGCCCCGAAGGGCCTAATTAGTTAGCCTATTAAAATTTCTGAATTTGTGTTTACTCTTCTTTGAATGTTCAGAAGGGTTTGCTTCAGAACTACAATCATGTTGTCTAGTGCCTCGATCTGCTTGCAGCAACATTTTGCTTCCACCTCCAGGCCCTCTTCCATGTATGCGTCTTGCTTTTCAATCCAATGGTCTTTCTTTTCTTGTTTTAGGTTAATTGTATCCCTGATTACTTGAAGAGAAGTTTCGTATGCTATATTGGTCATGTCGTATTCCTTAGTTCGGTTTGTTAATCAATTTCTATACTTAGGATTATACCGATATTAGATATAATTGCAACACTTTTAGATACTATCTTTTAGTTAGTGTTAGGAAGTGTAGCATTTTCAGCCACACTTCCCAACCGGCTAGTCGCGTACTGCCTCGATGTAAGCTAGGTCAAAATTGGTTTGTGGCACATCTTTCAAGTCGTTGACACCCAGGATGACTTCGCGGTCCACAACAAACACGTTTTCGTCAGGATGATAGCCTGCGGGTGACTGCAAGCCTTCGCCTGTTGCCTGGAATACGATGTACTTGCAATCTGACATCTTAACCAGGTCCTGGGTTAGGGTTGTCATGAATCTATCAATTTGCTGATAGGCATGGTGCGCTTTGTGAGACTCTTGCCATTTATCCATGAATTTCTGGCGCTCCTCATAGTTTGGCTCGCCGTCTTTATCCATGATGTCAGCCAACGCTTCCATTAAGTCTACATCGGCGTATTCATCTGCCTGGGCTTTAGCTTCTTCGCGGGTTGGGTTGCCTAAGCCAGTTAGAATTTCCATCTGCTCTTGAATTAATGGAAGGATGCGCTCTTGCTTCTGGTTTAAAGTTAATCGTGGGTTCATGTCTTAATCCTCAGTTCGGTTGGTTAATCACTCTTTATGGTTCCCATTATACAGACATGAAAAAGAAGTGCAACACTTTTGTTGATTTAATTCCACATTGTGTTATAGTGGCAACATGAAATGATTTATTTTTTAATGAGGACGACCGCATGAAGCTAGATATTAAACGCGCTATCGATATGGCAAGGGCCAGAAAGAAGTGGTCATTATTGACCCTATCTTTGGAAATGGATACAAACCAAATGAAGTTAACCAGGTTGCGTAATGGCTCCCAACGGTTGCTTTTTACTGACGCATTACTGATCTGCAATCTGTGTGGTTGCACAATCCAGGAATTTCTTGGTTGGGCAAAAGGCCAGGATTAGTATATACTTTTTGTTGTGGCTTACCGAAGCTTGATCACTTTGGGACAGCCTTTTCTCCGCTGGGGTTGCCACACACATTTTAAACGGACCAATCAAATCGGAGAAAATAATGTCCTTAAAGCACATCGTTTACGCATTTGAAACAAAGCTAGACAATCCAATCAGAAAGCTTGTATTAGTCAAACTGGCAGATAACGCCAATGAAGATGGTGTATGTTGGCCATCAATTAATACCATCGCAAAGCATTGTGAGTGTGGCCGTAGAACCGTCATTCGCCATATTCAATGGCTAGAAGAGAATGGGTTTCTGTCAGTAAAAAGAAAAAGAAGTGATAAAAACAAAAACGAAGTGAATGTTTATGAGCTACACGAACAGACAATGAGAGCCAACACACTGCAAGAACAGGGTAGTGCCACTGTGGCACCACCTAGTGCCACTGTGACACCACCCCCTAGTGCCACTGTGGCACCCAAATCTACCAATATAGAATCTCCCATTGAACCTAGTATATGGCAAGACTTTTTAGATATGCGCAAGTCGATTAAGAAACCGCTACTGAATGGTGCCATATCAAGAATGGACAAGAAGCTAACAAAAATGCACAACCAGGGGCACGATATTAACAAGTGCTTAGAGCAATCTATAATCAACTCATGGCAAGACGTTTACCCACTAAAGGATATTAACAATGAAAAATCTAACTCAACTCAACCTAGACAGCTTAAGATCACAAGCACAGGACACAACGACCTTGACTGGTAACCAACCAACCGACCAGGATAAGGCATTAATTAATCACCTGTTTAAACGACTAGAAGCCATCTTTCCGGCTTGGAAGCAGGCATTCGCCAACCCTGAGAGCATCAGAGAGGCGAAGAGAGTATGGTTTGATGCTTTGATTGATAACAAGATAAATACGCCTGAGCAGATTGCTAGGGGCCTTAAAGAGGCCGTTAAGCAAACATCACCATTCTTGCCATCAGTGGGTCAATTTATTGAATGGTGCAAAGAGCCAGTTAAGGACCCTTCACATGAGCCGTTCTTGCTAGAAGACAAAGGCGAGCCTGCGACACCAGAGCGCGTTCAGGAGATGCTGAGAGAGGCGGGGTTAGTGAGGTGACCCTTCATCCCGCTCTATTGATTTTAAGCAGTGACCTGGGTCCCGAAGGGCCCAGGATAAAAAGTCACACACCTTACAGGCTTTCTTGTTACCACGCGCCTCAAGCTTGCCTAGCACACTGGATGTGTATTCATCCTCGTCACCAAACTTATCGGTATCAAAAAACCAATTTAAAAGTGGCCAGAGGAATACGTTAATAGACTGTGTAAGCCACCTAAGCACACCTCTAACATATTTTCGAAGCCCTGCGGACAATTGCCTTTTCATAACTGGGTGTGGCCTCCAATTTCTTTGTAGATCTCTGTAAGCAATCGGTTCCCTTCCTGTTGAGCCTGTTTGATTTCGAGCAAATCTTCGCTCAAGTTATTAATTCGTATGTCACGGTTCTCGAACATTTGCTCTACCGTCGCTCGGTGAATTCGATCATCAGTCAACACCTGAATCTGCGTAGCTAGTGACTCAAATCGCGTATCCGCTTTTTCAAACTCCGCATTGATCTCAGCGTCCCTTACTCCATAAGAGTAAATAAACTGAAGAGCCACAATAGCCAGGGTTGCCAAACTAATAATGTTGGTGTTCTTGCTTACTTCCATAGCAGGCATATTATTACTTCCTTATTTTGTCAAGAATCCACAACCACAGCCGTGTTATCCACGAATTGAGTGTTTGCCCAGAGCCATTCAAATTTCTCTGTGTTTGTTCCGTTTTCTGGAAACCCAGTCATGTCCACGACACCTGCCTCCTGTATAAATAAGTTTACACGGCCTAAGAAAGCATCCCAATGCGCCCTGACGTCACCGTTATAGTCTCGGTCAGTCAGGAACGGGTTGGCATTCAGAGTCACAAACCGCTCACTGTTTTTAGCAATGTCTCCGCTACGCCACGATGTGCCATCAAACACCAACTCGACCAAACTAAACTGATAAGCATCATCATCTGTGTCTTCGTCTTTCTGGAATCCGTCAGCGGTTTCTTGATAGCGAATGCAATATATTTTATTGCCTAATTTTATTTGAGCGCCATAGTTATAGTCGCCCGAATCTACAATTGGGACGGGGATACTAGTCATATCTTTCTGCCTCCGTACCAGGCTCAAGCAATTCAGCCTTGCGACCTGGATCAAGTAAGTTTATGTAAATAAGGTAATCCAATCCGTCATTCAAAGATGGCTCGGTTACATCAATGTATGTAGCTAAGACAAATTGCTCATAGAAATAATCGACCACTGGGTCTGTTGGTGCAGCGGCTTTGACTGCTGCCCATTCAGCCACAGTAAACCGGCTCATGAAGGAGCGTTTTGCAAGCCTAGTGTAAATATTGCCTGATGGCTCAAGAGGCGGCGAGTAAGTGCCATCACCGTTATCGGTCCACCCTATGCCGCAGTCAGTATTTGTAACATCGACATAATCTGGGAAGTCAGCAGGGTCATCTGCCAGAATCAAATTAGTGACGATTGAATCTTTAATTATTGCTAAACGTGCCATGCATCACCTCTTAAATTGATTGAAATATACGAACATAACCTGGCGCACCATCACCACCTGCGCCGCCAGAAGAAGGTAATGCAGCGTTTCGACCACCACCGCCACCGCCTGCACCATAACTTGTCCCTGGCGCGTCACTCCCAGGGTTGTTTGCCGATGCCGCACCGTCACCACCGTCACCACCTGGGCCAAACATGGATGAACCACCGCCACCACCACCACCCCAGGTCACTGGAGAGCTAAAGTAACTCGCGCCACCTGCTGCCGGTGTAAATGTGAGACTGTATGGAGCAAAATAACCAAAGAAAAGTTCGTTTTGAATTGTTGGTGGTTGCGCGTTAGACGGGTCTGCTGCGCTGACATCTGCCGCGCCTGGCTGCCCTGGCAAGACCAGGCTCCACAGTTTGTTGACTGCTGCAAAATTCACATTGCCGTTTCCGCCGCCTGCGCTTATAGCAATAGGTTGGTCTAAGTCCCCGTTAAGAAACACCTCGCTATTGCCGCCAAGACCGCCACTAACCGAGCTAGAGACACTTATTGTTGCCCCTGCGCCTGCTGCGCCTACATTGATGTCTAATGTGTCTGTCGCTTTAAGGTAAGCAAGCACAGTCACTGTGGTTGCTGCTGTCCCTCCTTGCCCTGCGTCCCTGGTGTCACCAGACGATGAGTTCCCTGGGTTATATCCCCCTTGTCCGCCACCTGTAACCTCAACAAGATATAAGCCGTTTTTAGGTATCGAATATGAGCCATTAGACGATGTAAACGCCTGCAAAAGCTCAAAACCCTTTACGCCGCCGCTATTTAAAAAATCTGATAATTCAGCCATAGTATTATTTTCCTATAAAATATTTACTGTCCAAGCACCTGCTGTCCTGTACAAGATTATGCTCATGTTGGTGTTGATTGTGTGGCTCGCCGCGCTAGTACCATCAGGTAAGGCTATATTACCATCACCTGACGCAATAGTCAGAGTGCCAGAGTCACGAAGCTTTGAAATAATCACCACATCATTGCTCGCAATATAAGACGTACCCAGAGTAATTGTGTAGTCTGTGGTCCCAGAGTCTTCATGATAAGTCATGTTGCCATTTCGATTCAGGGTTGTTGCGCCACTACCCCTGGTGACATTATTTAAGTCGGCCTGGCCTGTGACATCAAGTGATGCATTCATCACCACCGGATCAAACAAGGTTGTTGCGCCATTGCCAAACCTGGCTCTGTTTGCGCCGGCAACATTGACATCAATACGCGCCGCCGCATCGGTATCCGTGTTAGTAATTACTGAGATACCGTCATTAGTTGAAACCAGTGAAAAGTTTCTGTTCGCTGTGTCGGCTACATTCCTAACCTGCTGATCAAAACTAACAGAGGACGCCGCTATCGAGGACGGGTTTCTCTGGACCATCGCGTAGCCGCCGCCGTCCACTGTCTTAACCCACGTATGGTCACCAGACCACGCATAGTTGTCAGACAGAAGGAATGACGCACTACCCAGGCCAGATACAGTCGCACCTGTAAAGTCTTGCCCGCCCGTCCAGACATAGTCGTCAGTCATATCCAACACAGAAGCATTAACACCAATTAGCGAGCCAACGCGAATAGCGGGCTGCCAGTTCGTACCATTATCTGATGTGGGGTTGTTGGCCGTGTTGGCATTAATCATCGACTTGAACAACTCGCCTTCCGGGTTTTGAACTATGTCGCCACTGGCGTAGGTTTCTGAGCTATTCCAGGTTTTTATAAATCGCACCTGAGTCCAGAATGCCGGGCTCGGTGTGGTTGGGTCCTTGCCTTGATTGTTGTCTTGCAGCGACTGGTAATATTCGCCGTCACTGCCAAGGACCAGTTGCCCCTTGGTGTAAGTAATGGTGCCTACGTAGTTTTCTAGTTCGCCGGCAATATTATCCTGGCCAATCGGGTCGCGCTCCCAGATCAGGTTGTCATTAGCATCAGTCAATCTGACTTTCGCGGTACCGGTAAAGTAGCAGTTAGGCAATCGACCGTCAGCAGTCAGGACCAATGGCTGTGTGTTTGGTATGCTCTCAAACTGATCAGCATACGTGGTCAGGTCAGTTGTGGTTCCTGTGCGATAAAAGTAGAGTTTACCGCCTGCCAGGACATCACCTGCGTCATCAAAAAACTGGGTTACTGGGTCTACGTACCTGGTCATCGGTTAGTTTCCTCTATAAATTCTCTGAATAATTTCAAAGCCTCAAGTCGCTCGTTCTTATCGGTTGAGTTCATTTTATTCCAGATGTTGGATAGCTTTTCATCGCCGTAGTTTTTCACCCTTTCTATAAAGCCCTGCGTTGATTTTATGTTGGCTCGCTCCATTAGGTTTTCCAGGTTGCGCTTGCCGCCGACCGCAAAAATAAACTCCAGGTCATCCACAAACGCCGCCTGGGCCACCAGGTTCATCTGTCGGTTTCCGCCTAGCTGACCATATAGCTGCATCATTTCAGATAGGGCCTGCTCCATTTCAGCACGACTGTTGTAGTTGCTGAATATCTTTCTGGCGTTCTGGCCAAGGTGTTTTGATAATGCGCTGACATCGTCACTCATAAAATCAATGTCATCCAGTTCGATTTCCTGATCATCTAGTGTCTTGACCTGGCGCTTGCCCATCGTGCGCTCAAACTTTTCCTGCATGGCTTTAAACGCAGCATACTGGTCGTTCATGTCAGCATACTCTGGGTTAACCTGGCGAAGTTTACCATTAATAGCGCCAGAGAAACCTTTGATTGCTTCATTAATTGAATTGGCCACATCACCTTTGATTACGTTGGTTTTGTCCCAATTGGCTTTGTCTTGCATCCATCGCTTTAGCTTATGGGCCTCCAGGGCATCAAACGTGCCCCTGTCAAAGGTTCGCATCCTATCGATCAGGTTAAGTATGGCCTCTTTACTGGCCGGCGTCATACCAATTGATTCTTGCAGCCAAGCTGTTTCTGGGTCGTCCGCCCATCGAGCCAGGCTGAATATGCCCTGCTCTTCCAAGCCATTAAAAAACGACCTGACATCATCACGTATATCAACAGGCTGCCCTTTCAAGACACCATTGGCGTATTGGTTTATTTCATCGCCTACCTTACGGATCTCTTTGTTAACATGGTTCCATGCCTCAAAAATATTTCTACCTAGAACATCAGATGGTCTGGCTGTTACGTCACCTAACCTGATCCGCTTCTCTGTGCGGTCCAACATGTCAGTAAACGCTTTTCGGTCAGTAAACACTGGCTTAGGTGCCGGCAATGCGCCCTGAGTTTGTCTCATATCTTGCAGCGCCCGCCTGCCCTGCTGTTCATCAATCAAGGCGCCCTTAATCTGTCTCAGCGAATCCTCGCTGCTGTGGTTTTCCAATAGGTTGTTGTACCTGGAGTCGCGCACCACCTGCGGGCCAATTAACGGATATTCCTGGAGTCTAAACGGCATGTCCTCAATATCTTTGGAGCCTGCCATCAGAGCCTGCTTGCGTTGTCGCATAGGTGTATCCAAGGCCCTTAGATTGGCGCCGCCGGACCCCAAGGTCAGAACAGACTCAACCACAGGACCAATAAGGCCGCTTTGCTCTGGCGACATACCTAACTCTTCCTCTGCGGCCCTACGAACGCCGCCCTGATAAACCCCTTGGTTTCGTATTGATTCGCCGTAAGAATCTGCCCCTGCTAATTCAGCGCCACGGGCGACCCCTTCACGACCATAGTCTGAGACAGTTTGTATGCCCTCTGCCATGCTGCGCTCAATGTCACCCTTAACTTGTTGGGATCTTTGTTCGTCACCAAACATGCCAGGCATAGTAAACTGGCCTAGAACGCTAGATAGCGCCCTACCGTATTCATCTACCTTGTTGCCAACAGAATCCATGTAAAGGGAAGCCTGCTGCGGGTCCATCATTTCCGTATTCTCGTTAAACATGCTGCCAACACCTAATACGCCCTGAGCGCCAAGAGTCGAAAGGCCCTTAATAGGAATAGACGCCATCTTTGCCATCATTTCCGTTGAAAACTCTGATGTGCCTCTGGCCTTATCAAAGATGTTGGCCTCAACCTCTGGGGCCTGCTTTGTTTGTATGCTCTCAAGCAGCTTAGTTAGTTCATCAACAGAACGCTGATCGCCGGCCATTGCTGCCTGCTGAATTGCTTGTAGGATCTCTTCTTCGGTCACTACCTTGCCCCTTGTTGCGCCTTCAGTTTAGGGTATTCATCGCGCCACCACTTAGCCAGTTCCATGCCAGACAGTCCTGGTGGTGGGGCTATCTCTGCGCCCTGTTGCTGTTGTTGCTTTGGTCCCGCTATGCCAAGAGCAGCCATATCTGCTGAGTCAATGCCATAGCGAGTAAAGTCATAGTCGACTGCCGCAGATGGTGGATTTTTCTCAGTAAACTCAACATAAAACTCGCTTGATGGGTCGCCAAACTCTTCAGTCAAGCCGCCCTGTCTCAGGAATTTCTGATAACGATATGCTTCATCAAGCAGTCTCTTGTTGGCCTGGGCCTTTGCTCTGAAATACTCCCTTGCCGCTGATTCGCTTTCAAACTCAGGGACCGCGACCGCCAGAGCTAGTTTCAATTCGCCCTCAGACAGCGCACCAAAGGTTGTGCTGCCAACCACGCCAAGACCCAAGTTGCCAATCATGCTTTGCAGTTTTGCTGTGGCAGGGTTGACGTATTTATCTGCCCATGAGCCCCAACCAATAGAGGCGCCTTCATCCAGATATTTTATTGCATTGCCTAGCTTTCTGTTCTCGCTCTGCATCGCCTTAATTGTGGCTGTGTTATCTTTAATCAGACCCTGGTTTTCAGTCATGATGTTTTTGCGCGACTCTGTCTTGATCTCGTTTTCTTGCTTAAGCGCCAGTTCTTGTTCTGGGTTTAACACTCCCTCACCACCCTCAACATCCTGGAAGTAAGTTCGATTATCCCTAGTGTCAAACATGGCTTGTTGAAGAACCCAGTCGCCCTTTTCATTCTTGCGCCAGGTTGGGCTGCCAATTCGCTGTACACCGCGACCGCCAGACGGGTCCTTCATTTTTGACATGGCCGTCAAAAGTTTACGGGTCTGGTCGTACTTGCCGTTGATTGGGTCACCTTCTTTTTCAGCCTGAGACATTTCATCACGCATAGTCGCCAGAATCATGCCTGTCTGATCAGCATTGGAGCCTGGCAAGTCCTGAAGAGCCTGGTACCGACTGGCATAGATTTCTGCCGCCAGGTCTGGCCTTCCCATATCCAGGTAAGTCAATCCCTGCCTGGCATCCATCACCAGGGCGTCCATGCGGGCGTCATCTAACTTGTCTAGCTCACCAAGAGTATCATTGGAGTAGATAGCAATCTGCCTGGCTTCAGGTGACCACAAGCCCTTGCCGCTCCTGGCCATTTCATCCTGGAGCCTGCGTATCTCGCGCATCTGCTCAAGCTTCATTTTGTTTTCTTGGTTACGCTGCGCTTTGTAATTCATCTGATTAAAATCAGGGTGTTTAAATGGCTGCATATTTAACCTCCCCACCATCCTGAGTCAGCGCCAGACTGGTAGATGTTGCCGATTGTGTCCATTATGTTTTGGCCTCGGATCAGGTTTAGGTCGGCTTGGGGCCTGCCTGAATTAGATAACGCCGTTGACTGGTTGGTTGCGTTTTTGGTCGCAGCATTCGCCAGTAACTGAGCTAACATACCTTCAGAGCCTGAGTTTCCTAACTGGCTGATAATGTCCATTGCGTTCATTCCCTGCGCCTGCATCAATTCAGCCAATGCCGCCGCCTGGTTGTTTACATTGCCCGCCTGGGTCTGGGCCGCACCTTGTTGTGCCATGGCGATGTCTCTGCCTGCCTGGCTGCGAGCGTTGCCAATCTGGGTGCCGATACCGGTCAGCATATTGGCTAAGTTATTGCCTGCGCCGTACTGTAGGCCGGCTGCCTGGCCTCCAAGTGCTGAGGCAAGGTTAGCGCCTTGCCCAAACAGGTTCGCCTGTCCTTGGGCTGCTGAGAGCGAATTACGGGCATTTGCCATACCAACCTGGTTGGCCATGTTGGCGTTTTGCAGCGATGTGTTGGTCCTATTCTGTGCGTTTTGGCCGGCTAACTGCGCCTCCAGGTTGCCCATCTGTCCAAACATATTCGACTGCTGACCTGCCGCATTGAGTCGGTTCGCCGCATTCTGGAATGACGCATTTTGTAGGTTGCTTGCGTTAGACAGGTTAGTCTGCTGCTGCATAGAAGCATTTTGGCCCGCCAATTGACCCATCTGATTGCCTGCTTGGCCCATCATGTTGGCTCGACCCTGTTGTGCCTGCAATCCGCGATTGCCTATGCCCGCCAGATTATCAATCTGCTGTTGCAGTTGAGTGCCCGCAAGGCCCTGACCAAAACGAGTCAGTTCTTTTAGGACCTCTCCGCCTCCCAGGCCGCCTGTAGCCGCCGCCTGGTTAGCGATCGACTCTTCGCCTTGCTGTCTCAGGAATTGCTGCACTGGGCTGTTTAAAAACGCCTGGTCGAATGCTTCCTGCCCTAATGCGCCTGACAATGCCGCTTGCTGCTGCATGGCCTGTGGCGAATACTGGCCAAACTGGTCAAAGCCTTGTGCAGCCTGCCCGAATATATCTTGACCAACATTTTGGTTAACATTGGCCGCATTAGACGTAAAGCCCTGGCCAGAAAAATCCTGGTTCAGGTTGTTAATACCCTGTTGGAATTGGCCCTGACCGGTTTGCTGATTTACGTCAGTTGCTGTTCCACGTGAAACGCCGGACCCAAAGCCACCATTTAAAGCGCCAACACCCTGGCGAAGGTTGTTCATGCCAAGATTGTATGCGCCACTCAAAGTGTTTGTCGCTCGGTTCATTCCGCCCTGGATTGCTCCGCCGGCACCACGCGCCGCAGTAGTTAGCGCATTTTCCTGCCCCTGTAGACCAAACTGTGGAGTCTGGCTTTGCCCTTGCATCATCATTTGGCGCTGCTGTTGCCACCGCTGATAACCTTGAGGGTCTGCCGCTACCGCTCTTGGGTCAATGCCTGGAGGAAGATTGTTTATCATCTGCCCTTCTGGCGTTACGCCTCGGTTGTTCGGATTAGTGATAGGTCCGTCATAGTTTGGGTTTTGCGGACCCCATGCGCCACCAGGCGCAGGAGGCGCGATATTTGGCTTCTGCTGACCATACACACCGGCCACAGAGCCTGTGTTAGGCATAACAGCGGGATGCCCTATTGGTGGTTTTGTTGGTTGCATTAATGGCTTTGCCATTGGTTGATACGGGGCTATTGCTGCCATTACGACATCCTCCGTGTTCTGTTGCCGGTCAGTGAAAACGTGGGGTCCTGGTACCCGCTTAATAAGGGCGCCAATGACATGTTGACCAGGTTCTGTCTGTGCGTATCGGCGTTGCGTTGTTGCTTTAATCTTTGCGATTCAGCTTGTTCAAGTTGGTCTAAAATCTGCCGGGTTTCCGGTGCCATTTCAAACTCGTTATCAAAAGCATCGATTCCAGTTGCAGGCATATTTACCTGGCCTGTCTCGCCCACCAGGCCGCTAGTTAGGCCGTGTAATGCTTCTTCCCAAAAAGTAGCATTTCTTACATTGTCAGCATTTAGTCCTGCGTTATACCCGACCTCGTCAAAAGACGCTGTGAATGGGTCGTAGGTGCCCATGTTGCGGTTAAGCTGATACATATCCTGCCCCATCATCTGGTCAAGGCCAGACCGGTCATATTGAAGCGGCATATTGCCTGGCTGATTCATGTAGGCATCAAACCCGGTATTGAATACTGAATTAGGGTTATATCCTGTGCCAACATCACGCACTTGGTAATCACTACCCAGGGTTGCGCCAGTTAATGGATTAAGCCCCATGTCTTGCTGACGATTGAACATATTGTTCATGTTGCCAACAATATCATTGTTACTAAAGTTGTTCTGCCCTGCTATGGTCGGCTGTCCTGTGCGATACCCGGCGCCCGACTGACTAACTAATTGATTTCGGTTGGCCGCATCTCTGATTGCCGGGGTATTTGGCAAGCCAGGGTCATAGCCTGGTGTGCCGCCTGGACCCGTTGACGCATTACCACTAATTACACCACTCAAAGCCTCTGATGGCTTGATAAAATCAGGCAATGCGTAGTTGTTTCTAAAATGGCTTTGCACCTGGTATGGGTCTGCCCAGGAATTATCCGTAGGGTTTCCGATACCAAGAATGGAGTTAATGCCGGCATTCAGTCCGCCCTGGTTAAGGCGCTGTGCCTGCATGCTCGCATCGGTTACGGTGTTGCCGATCGCAGGATACAAGTTGTTAATAATATCCAGGTTAGACTGTCCGGCCATTCGCCGGTTATCAAACTGGGCGTCATACAGAGGAACAGCACGGTCAAACGTGCGCTGCTCTGCCGCTTCATTGGCGTCAATAATAGCTCTGGTGCTTTCCAGATCGCTTTCAGACGCCTGCTTTGCCGATCGGTCGCCAAAGAAACCGCTGACCAGTCCGCCTACTAATGCACCCCAACTCATAATTTATTCCTCTTGCTAGTATTCTTTAATTGTACCATTTAATACACCGAACAAACCCAATTTGCGCTGTCATACTTTGTGAATTTGACTCTGAACGCTTTGTCGCCATGCATTGTATGGCTTGCCGCATTTGTTCCATCCGGCAAAAATATCGATCCCGAATCTACTGTGACAGTGAATAATGATATGCTGTCCAGTTGTCTGTCCACTAAGACGTAGTCGCCAATTGCAAATGTTGAGCTATCTAGTGTGAATGTTTTGCCGCCACTTCTGACAATTAGATTGGTGACATTTGCGCCTGTGCCAAGTGAACCTTGAATGGTTGAAGTGGCAGGATTAGCCAAATGCGCCTGCGTCAAACTCCCTGCCGCCAATCCCTGAACCTGAGTATCTAAGGCCGCAATGTCCACGCCATCGACTGTGCCAGTAACTGTAATGTTGCCTGTTACACTAATGCCGCCTGTTCCTATGCCAAGCACTTGGCTCAATGCTGTGGCGACACCGCCAGTGACATTTTGGCCAACCTGAAACGACAGTGTTGCGTTAGTGGTTGAGTCCACATTGCCAGATATTCTGAACGCATTACCACTGACGTCTGGCACACCTCCCTCGTGGTTAAGTGTAACCTGGGCATTGCCGTACCCATCATTAACGGTCAGCGCAACGCTGCCAGTGCCATTGCCTGCTACTATTCTCAGCGCATCAATGGCGCTGCTTACATCCAGGCTGCCAGTAATGCTCTGGCTACTTGTAAAGTTGTTGTTTACATTGGTAAACGCCACGTTACTTAGTGGTGCTTGGTAATCTGTTCCTGCTATGAAATTGCTTGAATTATAATAGCCTGCGTCATTGACCAATAACGAAACATTCTCACCTTCGACCATTACATTTGCAGGGACGCTTGTAAGATAGCCTGCGTCATTAACAAACTCAGACACATTGGTGTAAGTTGTGTCAGTAAACACCGCACCGGCAGGGACATTGGTTAATACTTGAGCATCATCTACTTTGCCATCTAATGCGGCTTGAAGGTCTGTCTGGTCTGATAGGGTGCCTGTGATAGAGCCCCATGAGCCGCCGGCACCCTCGCCAGTCACCAGGACCCACCCCTGGGTTGAGTCGTTGTTTAGCTCGTTAACTGTTTTGACGTAGACGTTGTTTGTGTCCTGGTCCAGGTAGAGCGCATTCTGGCCGGCATCAATCACGCCCTCTGGCGCACCAGAATCGCTGATCAGTTGTCGCTCAGTAACCTGGCTAACCCAGTTTCTGAACTCGGTAGACATCTTGTTATTGATAATAACATTCTGGCCGTATGTGGGTGCAATGACTCTATCTGACATCGGCTTGCAGCTTGATTACAACGGGGTTAACAGGGTCCGACATTTCTAATTTCAATGTTGCAAACCGGCTATACCGTCCAAGGCGCCTCCAGATCACTTTCTGGTTATATTCGCCCAAGTCGCCCATCGACCGTTGCATTTCATTGCCATAGGTTTTGCCGCCATCCCTTGATGTAGACAGTCGGATTATTCCGGTGTTGCCGCTCTCGACTGTCGCCTCTAGCTTCATAATCCTGAATGCCTCGCCCTGGTTTTCCAGGGGCGGACCTATCCAGGTTCTTAATACGTCATCGCCATATTCTGTGTATACATTATTGCTCAATTCACCTATACGACCGTCCTGGCTGTCGCCTACGAGGATTTTTCCGTATGCCTGTATGATTGAGTTAACTCGCCACCGGTCTGTAAATGTAAAGCCCCTGGGGTCGTCTATTAGGGATTCTCGCTCATGCCACTTCCCTACTGATTCGTCATATACAAAGCAGCGGTCAGTAATAACAAACCCCACAAAACGATGGCCGCTACGACTATAGGACCAAGCCCAAGCCTCGGTAAGGTCTGTTTCCCCAAGTATCTTATCAATCGGCCTGGTGCTAATCTTTTGAGCGCCGTTACTAAGCGCGTAGATACCTGGGGTTTCATTTTCGCCTGCGCCATAAAAGTAAACCGCCTGTCCTGTCTTAATGGTAAACGGGCTTACTGCGCCTTTGTCAATGACATAGCCCTGTTGGCGCCTGAATATTCCTGCGTTGTTCTGATACGCCTCTGTAGTCTGCGTACCAATGATGTGCAATTGGTTGGCCCAGGTCACGCAAGTCACAATTGCGTCTGGGTCTGCCTCTGCTGAGAAAAAGTTTAAAGCGCCCCATGACAGTCCGTTTCTGGGGTCTGACCTTATAAACTTCTTTTCATCTGTGGTAACAATGAAATAACTGTCTAGAAAGGTTAGCGACTTAGGTGTGCCGTTTGCCGTAAACCCAGGGTCCGTGATTTCAGTGAATGTGTCACTGGTGTCGACAATCCACCCACGGCCATCAACAAGGACCATCATCTGTACGCCATTTTCAGCGAAAAAAGCCCGACCACTAGGGCCGGGCAACGTACCTATAAGAGTATAGGCACCATCGGGTGAAAACTTGTACAAACCATCGCCGTTCAAAAAGTAGGCAGCATCATTAAATACTATGCCACCTCGGTTCGCCTGCTGATTTGTGCCGGTAGTTGCAAACTCTGTGATGCCATCAGTGCCGAATAGTTGAGCCTGGGATAATGCGCCGCCTGTTTGGGGCACAGAAACGTACCAGTTGATTAGCCTTTGGGCTGATACTGGTAGTGATTCGCTCTCATAAAATCCGCCATCAATTGGTAACTCAATCATTAACCTACTCGTAACTGATAGTCAGTCACCAGACAGTTGTCGGTGTCTGTTGTGTTGCTTACAAAAACCTCTACGTAGTCGTTCAGCGATAGCTCTGCCCGCCACACAAGATTGACGCTGACCAAGGTAAGGTCGGTTGCAATCCTCTGTCGACTGCCGTTAACCACTGAGCCATTAATAGCAACATACACAATAAAGCTTTTGGCCCCTGCTGTGGCCGCTCTTATGGACAGCGCCGCTGATATATTTACTGTTGATGGGTTTACATCGTTATACGTCAGCCTTCCCAGGCCATCTGACGTGAAGTTGTTGATTAATTCTGTGACGACTGAACCAACATTAACTTTTACAGGAGTCGACACAATTGCAATTTGGGTTTCTGTGCTATTGCCCACCTTTGACAGAAGCCCCTCACTAGCATCTGCCAGGTTGCTGATCACTGCGTTGCCATCAACATCCGGCGTAATATCAATGCCTGCGCCTGCTTGAAGCTTGCGCCACACAATCTGCGAGCCAGTGAATGTTGGCGCGAGCGCCACACCATCGCCTGGCGTACTGGTGAAGTCGTTTGAGACAACCAGGTTTTGTGATGGGTCCAGAGATATTTGAACACCATTATCGCCTAGCAATTCTTTAAATGAATAATCGCTTGCATCCAGGTCGTACAACGGGGTGCCGCCAGACTTTGTGCTAATGGTGCCAGTAACACCAAGAGCCGGCGAAAACGTGGAAAAATCGACCTTATAATTAATGCCGTCACGAACAATGACAAAGTCGTCACCGCTCCGTACCTCCTGGACCGAAACCAGGTCGCTTATCTTTGTACTAGCCATCGACTAAAATATTCCCATCGCTCTCGGTTTGAATGCTGTCGTCTGGACCAGGATAGAAATGGCTGTCGCCGTAAAGGTCGCTCCCTGTGTTGCCAGAACCTGTTGGCAATGTACTCTCGTAAGGGGTCGACTCAATGTTTACGCCCAGTTTCAGACACGTTTTATAGCCATCTGACGCCTGCTTAAGCAGTTCGCCTGTGACCACTTCGCCATAGATTGGCGCAAGGGCGATTGCAAGGTTAGCTGCAATACCCATGTTTGCGCCAGGTGATGTAGTCATAGGGTCAGATGGTGTTTGAATTTCGGTAAAGCCCAAGGCGATACCCCTTTCTTGCCAGTCAAGCATCATGCGATTAAGAAACCGCACACCCTTGGCAAAATCACCAGGCTGTATAGGTTGGTCCTCGCCATCAACAAAGATTAGCGCCAGGGCATCTTCAATTATATCTTGGGCTTTGTCGGCCATTACTTTTTAGCCTTTGGTTTGGTTTTTGACCACCCTTTTGGAAGGTTGGCAAGGGCATGGTCGTTGACCTTCTGCTCTTTACCTGTGGGCGAGTAAACTGTATGAAGTTTTGGTTTCTCGTCTGCCATGATTGGCTCTCCCGATTAGTTTTAGTTAAAGCAGCGGCCCGAAGGCCGCTACTGAAGGGTTTCGGTTAATCTTATGAGAAACCGAACGATTGGCCCGCGAAGAACGGGTTAAATACGCCATACGCCGGACGGAAGTCGAAACGTACAATCTGCTTGTTCGCCAGGAAGTCAACACCCTTTGAAACGCGCATTTGTAAACCGTCTTTCGTCTTGGCCAGTGTATCTGTTCTGTGAAGCTTCTTAATTGGCACAGAGCCAATACAGAAAGCATTCTTATGCCAGAACAGATTAGGCTGATACGCAGTTGAAGCCGCACCTAACAGAGTGATCACATCACCCGATACTGGAGCAGAATCTACTGTGTTGTATGCGCCGCCCGCCTCATAAATGGCAGGACCGCTGATCACGATGTCGCCAGTACCAGTACCAGAGAGAGTAACATCAGCCGCTACAGTCGCTGTGAACTCGATAGCACTACCAGTCTCGTCAATCATCAGTTCACGGGTAGCCAGGTTCAGGCGGTTGCGACCGCTAATGCGGATCTGCTCGCCTGCTTTGATTGCAAGGTTAGCCTGGAAGCCTGCTACTGAAATTGTCTGCTGCATAGAGTCCTTGGCTGCTACATAAGTAACAGTAGGGTTTGATGCAATAGTACCCGCTCGGTCAGCGCCCACGCCAGAAGTGTAGCTACCCAATGTTGTAGCTGTCTTTACCATCATGCCGGCAAAGTCCTCTGCAATGGTTGCCTTGTCGTTAGCAGACTTGATTAGCTCGCCTGCTGAACCACCGGCACCTAGTGAACGCTGATTAGATGCTAAACGGCGCTGCGTGAAGGGGTTAACAAAGTAACACCAGTCGTTATCCATTGGAACACCGATAGACTCAAGAACCGCGCCAGACTCAGCGATATGGTCCCAGGTTGTTACTGGGGTCCCAATTGTGCCTGCTGTCAGGTTGCCGTTCTTCATTGCGAAACGCGCAAAGTCTAGCTCCATGTCAGTCACAATACGCTGCGCCTGTGGGGCCAGAAGTTCATCCAATTGGTCCATCTTGATTGCTTCGTCCGCTTCGTCATAGTCAACGTAGGTTGTGAAGTAATCCTGGACAACAGCTGACGCCTTACCAGTGATGATTGGGTCTGCTGTTTCTGCTGTGATGTCACCGGTCGGTGTACGCACAGTTTTGTAGTCGGTAGGGCGCTTAATATCAATCGTGTCGCCCGTAGATGCGTTGAATGCGCCAGACACAAATTGTGTGTTGACGTTCTTACTTAATACCCGCATTGACTCAAACTTGTCCAAAAAGCTTCGTGCCAATTTACGGGTAATGTTGCTGTCGAAATTATTCGGCATGATAAATTACCTCAATATAAATTGATTAAAAATAGGGTTAAGTTCGGGTGCTAAGGCCGATTCTGTGTAGCGAAGCGCCTGATTGGCGAGTATTAAGCCGGCTGTGCCGTTGATGTGCCATCCATAACCAAAGGTTATGCAAGTGAGCATAGTATAGCATTTTTCTATGGGCAAAAAAAAGCCCCTGGTGAGATCAGGGGCTAATAGGAGTTATGCTTAAAAAATCCAATCTATCATCTGGGGACAATTGAATGGACCTTTAATGTATCACGATTACTCGAAAGTTGCACCATCAGAAAAATGATAGTTTGAGTGATCGCCGCCTGGCGTTCCACCATCCACGCTGTCTGTTGGTGGTGGTGTGCTTGATTTCCTGGGCTTTAGTCGTTTGGCCTTTGATGAAAGCTTGATCACCTCACGCGCCAGGTCGCCCTGGTCCTGTATGCCGTTTAGCCGCTCAATTTCCTGCGGGTTTTGAGACAGATACTTAGTGATCAGCGGGCCGTTCTCCTCTTTCAGGATTTCCATTGTCACCTGGTTGTAGATACCAAAGTCAGCGCACGTTTTTCCGTACTGCTGAAGCTCCTCTGGCTTAATGCCAATTTCTTTGGACCGCTCTGCGTAGGTTTCAATCTGCTTGTTAACAGACTCTATGGTTTTTTCTTGCAGTCTCCTTTGCTCTTCCTGCCGTTTTTCTACAACATTCTGGTTATGGATTTCGGCTTTTGCGTTGTATGCAATTATTTGCTCGCGCTGCTTTATTGCCTGGTCATACTCGCCACTAGACATTGAGTAATAGTCAGGCACCTCTGGCACCTCGTAAATAGGCGCAGTGCCGTCCGGCATCAAACCGTCTGGACCAGGCTGAACTGCTCCGCCAGGCTGCTCTGATTTCTCCAACCTCTCGCGCAATGCGTCAGCCTCGCGTTGAGCATCGTACTTTTCTTTGGTTATTTTGTTAATGCGCTTCTGGATTGCCGCCTGTCGCTGCTCCTCAAGCTGCTCCGGGGTTAGTTCAGGTTCATCCTCCTCCTGCCTCGCCTGATCGCCGCCCTCCGGCTGTCCAGTGTCACTTGCCTCACTATCATCTGATCCCTCGGCACCTGGCTTACCCACATCGTCTTGTGACTCTTCAGCACCGTCATCAAACGTGGCACCTTCGGGGCCGCCCGATAAATCATTGCCATCGCCGTCCGCCTCGTTAAAAAATAATTGCTTTAATGTCATGGTTTTCACTCCGATTTTATTACTTTGTCATAAATTGGCTCCCATATTTCTTTTGCGTTTACATACCATGTGCGCCATGGCCTTGGGTCCGTATGTACAAAAGTCATATAAAATCCAAATGTGGTGAACCCTGCATCAAACAGGGCTTGCAATAGTGTTTCCCTGTCGTGATTGTGGGTTGAAATGTCAAACGCGATTTTTCTGTGTTCCGAAAATTTGGCGCCGTGAACTGCTTTATTGTGGCCCTCACACCGATGGGCTGACGATATGATAAACGGCTTACCTGCCGCTGTACGCGCAGCCTGAAGCATATCTAAAGCATCAGGGTCGTGCCAGTATTCGCCGTCACAATGCTTGCCGTTGCACTTGCAGGCCAGTTCCTCTGGCTTAAAATTAGGCCATTTCCAATACTCCCTGAAAGACAGTGATTCTCGGAAGTCACTTACTGTTTTGTATAACGCCATCGTTTTTCTGCCCAAATCTAGCTAAAGCCCCCTCTGCCATTTTACCCATGTACGGGGCAGCAAAGTAAAAGCCCAGGATCAGCATTACCGCTGATGTTATGTCCTCAGCCGCTGTCTTGATTATTGTCGCGCTCTGCTGAATCAAAGTCGCCTGTTCCGGTGTGGACCAGATGGCAGCTACGTTCAGCACGACACTTATTAAGAACATCAATAGCCAAGCAAAAGTGATACATAAGGCAAGCAGTCTGCGGGCGATGTTCTGCCCCTGGCTGTTTCGCATCCACTCCATCATCACTGCTTGACCTTCCCTGCGGGCTTGCATCTTGTCCGCCGCTTTCTCTTCTTCCGTATACCATATCTTATCAATCCCATTCGACACATTATCGATTAGGGTCTCGGTTGCTTTGTCGCTACCGAACAGCCGCCCAAAGAATTTCCACATTATTCGCACCTCCACTCATAATAACCCAGTGGCTCGTAATACCATCTTGACGCATTAGCAGGATATATTACAAAATCAACAAAGTAATTGTTACCCTTAATAATACAATACACAGAATAGGGCGTATTGTTGTGAATGCGCACCAATGACTGTCCGCCCTGTGGCGGGTAATACTGCTCTAGCCATATCGGCTGATTGTTTGCGCTAACAGTCGTTAGAAAGGCCAAGCATGCAATCACGCATAGCCAGTAGTTTCTCTTCTGCTTTAACCAGTGTTTCATACTCATGCCTATCTTTGTCGTTCAAAGTATCCAAGCCCTGCCTTTGGTAGTATCTCAAGTCAGATGCGACCTGGCCCAGGCGGATTTCGTTAATGCCCATCTGGTATTCTGTTTTAGAAACCACCAATTCGGACCACCACACGTTCAGGTAAACCATGCAGCCAACAATAGCAACAACCACTTCAATGGTGGACCTAAACTCTTTTGCTGTTTTCATTACTTCCATAATCATTCCTGGTCATGGTCATGTAGGACCATAATAATTGTTAACAATTCCTGGTCGCTGATCCGCATACGGCGCATGGTTTCCATCTGCATTCCGCCGCCCACGGTTATCGTCTGCTCAACCTCTGCCGCCCTTCCGCCCAGGACCACGTAACCAAGGACCCCAATAATCGGCATTAGCATTTTAATCTGAGCCAGCATCGTTGTGTTTCCTCTTTGAGTGATCGGAGTAGGTTTCGCCGCCAATGAAGGCGCCAATGATTGCAACCAGTGAAGGCACAATGACCATGACTGCGGCCTGTTCATTCTGCCCTATATCTCCAGGCACAATGATCCAGGTCAAGACAATGCTAATTAAAATCATCGTCCAATACGCAATGCGTCGTCTTGTTTGTCGTGTCGGTCTATTGCCAGTCATTTTCGTGTAACACCATTACAATGGTCAGTATATCTTGCTCTTGCTTGCTTAACTTATCGCGAGTTTCAGGACCATACCAGATTTGTTGCACTCTATCTTCTTTGGCCGCAACCACCCAACCCAGGGTAAATAGTTCTACGCCTGAATTATTGGCCCACCCTGAATTTATAAATCCTGCGCTCATGACTCTTCAATTGTAAATGTTCCATCGCCATTGTCGGTCCGCGTTAACGTGAAGTCGACATTGGTGATTTCTGTGCCGTTATCTGTGTACGTGTTCTTCTTGGTTTCATGAATATCAAGCCGCTGTACGATTCTCTCTGGCCGCGCATGATTCCAGATGGCGTCAAGTTGCGCTGTGGTTAAGTTACCTATCAAAATCTTGCCTCCCCTGGTGTTTGTGCCGTCAGTCATTGAGTAAATATATTCTTTGTACTCAGTTGGCTGTGTGGCTAACTTCGTGGTGTCCCAGATATACATGCCAGGATTGTTTACACTTTCGTTACATATGTTGCTGTCCAATGCGATTACTTGATCTGTAATAGGGTCAGTCAACAAGATAGTCACGGTCTGTCCGACGCCGAAATATTCAGCGCAATTGTAAACGTCACCATAAATCTCGCCCGCAAAGCCTGATCCGACCATGGTCGCCGCTTGTGCTGTTAGCGCACCACTTCCTGATAGTCCGCGCACCCCTGATCCGGCAATCGCCGCTGACTGAGATTCTAACGCCCCGGTGCCGGTGATTTCTCTTTCGCCGACTGAATTGATAACTGCGGCCTGAGACTGTAGTGATCCTGTTCCGGTGACCTCCCTGGTGCCTACGCCCGCCATGCTGGCTGACTGAGATGTTAAGGCGCCTGTTCCTGTTGTGGTTTCACCTACTGTGCCTGTGCCATCGATGTCGGCCGCCTGAGACGTTAACGCGCCTGAGCCAGTGATTTCTCTCTCGCCTGTGCCGGCGATTTCAGCCGCTTGAGATGTTAGGGCGCCTGTGCCTGTGACAGTTCCACTAACTGAGCCAGATCCAGAAACTTCGGCCGCCTGAGATGATAGCGCACCAGAGCCAGTTATTGTTGTACCACCACCCCCAGAAGCAGCCCACGTGCCTACCGTACCCCATGCTGTTGAAGCGTTTTGGTTTGCGTATTCTGTGGCTATCCAGTTTGCTGATCTATCTGTTTCCTCAAACGACAATTCGTCAATTTGATCAATGTCTAAATAAGTTGTGAACTCATGAAATATTTTAATCCGACCTGTAAAGCCGGTGATAGCTGTTGACGTGCCTGTGCCAATAGAGGCGCCATCTCTAAATATTTCAATCCCTGTCGAGCCATCATAAACAAAGTCGTATTTGCTTAGCCCTTGCCCTGCAACATCAGAAGCCCAAATATTAAATATTTGGTTTGAACCGCTTGTCTCAAAATTAACATGGTCGCTACCACCATCTTTGATAATAGACCAGTCATAACCATCCAAGTTGTTCTGTCTAATCAAACAAGCGTAGCTAGGTTGTGTCGCGTCAAGACTTCCCCAGAAACTAAAACGATAACCGCCAGTAAAATCATAGGTTCTTGATGTCTTAGTTAGCCCGCCTGACCCTGCACCTGTGACAGCATCGCCAATTTTGCCGGTTGCGCCATAAGTTAAAGACCCTGCAACTGCTAAATCTTCATTACCCGATGAATCAAGAAGACTCCCACTTGTATCATTGCAGTGACAATGGAATATAGTATCTGACCAAACAGCATTGCGACCATAAGTTGCGGTCACAGCAGGTTGCGCTGTCTCCGTATCGTCTGCTTCGAAATAGATTGTGTTACTTGTGGCGGCTGTAGGTACTTTGACCCATACTTCAACCTCTGGTGTGCCTCCGGTAACGAAAGTGACAACATCTAAAGGCAACTGGGTGGTTTTTGCATCAGATGTATAGGCACGAAGATTCCCACCACCATTGTCGATAGAATTCGCACCACCATCAACCGCACCTGACGGAAAGTCAGCCGTTTTCAGGACTACCCGAAAGTCAGTATGACTCCCAGTAATCGTGGGTAGGGTATAGGTAAACCCGTAGGCCATGAGTTATGACCTTAAGGGATTGCTACAGCGGCAGTCAGTCTCGCAACTAAATCATCACGCATAGCCAGAACAGCAGGTCGGTCTGCAACCACGACATCACCATGAAGAACAACCGCTTCAGCCATCCAAGCAATTGTTTGCGATTCAATTTGCGCAATTCTGCGTTCCAAGTCCTCTTTACGTGCAAGATTGTCTCGCGCTTTTTGTGCTTCTGCTAATGTTAAATCAGCCATAATTAATCTCCTGTTTTATCGCCTTTAGACTGGTGCAGTATAAGTTAGCGAGGATACTGACACTGTGTCGCCTGCTCCGATAACCACAGATGAAAGGTTAATATCTTCGCCTGTTGTACCTACCGAGCATGCCAGCACTGTGGCCGCCGCATCATCCTCAATGGTTGCATTGGTGGTTGTGCCGCCTGTTGCGCTGGAGTCGTCAGTGATTGAGCTAAACGTTAATACAGCCCCACTTACTACGCCTGCCGGGTTAGATAGCGCCAATGTGGCGACCTCTACCGCACCTGCTGTTCTAAACACCAGGTTGCCGGCGCCTGCGCCTGCGTCTATCTCTGCCAGGACAGCATCAGCAATAGCGTTGCGTGTCGCGGCTCCGTGTGTTACTGCCATGGTTATTTACCTCTCTGCTTATGAATGTAGGCCCAGTCGGCCTTGGTTAAATCTTTGTGGTACGCTTCTGGAATATTGTCCCAGTCGTCGAATTTCACATTGCCTTCGCTGTCTCGAACAAGAAGCCAGCCAGACACTTTTCCTTTCTGTGTTTTCATAATTATTTACACCTCACCTCGTAGTCTTCGTCAGGCTCCCAATAGGGCCCGCTTTCGCCATAGGGCTCAATTGAAAATGGTCTGTAGTAATCACCTTCAGGCTCGATTATTATGCATGATATGCGTCGACCAACCAAGTTAATAACAACAAGTGTTGAGTCGCCAGGATTGCCTGAAATTTCTTGATATAGTCCATCGCTGTCATAACTTACTCCATAGGTTCTGCCACAATGGCTGTCAACTGGTTTCTGCCATCGTATTCTATCTTATACCTGACTTTGGTTTTCTTTTGTACCAACTCTGGATTGACTTGCACATTAGGCACCGGGACCTGGTTAGTTACTTCAACCTTGGCCGGCTCAACAGATACCTTTGGCGTTGCCACCTCAATGGTATTGTCGACTTTGATTTCCCGCTCCAGGGCTTTAACTAGTTGCTGGTTTAACTCTGCCAACTTTTCTAATATCAATTGTTCTGCGCCTGGGTCCTGCTGAAATACAGGGTTGTCCCGACGCTTTACCTCGTCCAGGGTTTTATTGGCTGATTTTAATAAATCCTGAATGTCCATAAATTACCTTTTGCTTCAAAATGTGATACAATATTGTCGTAATTGTTGTAATTGTGAGTTTCATTATGTCACACTCTATCATTGATATTCGAGCAGCTAGGCTGACTCGCTTGCTCCGGCGGGCTGACCAGATTGTGGAAGAGCTACCCCTGCCCCAAGTATCGTCAGTACAGCCGCAGGGACCAAGCCCTTATCAACGAGCTCTTGGACTCCTTTCAAACCCTTATTTATCAAGGCCTCACGTACCATCATCAGACGTTCGCTTCGTGGGCCCACTTCCTCGTAGATCTCAGTCATAGCCTGGTCTACCTTTTCCAGGCGCTCTGCCAGTTGACCCATAACCTGGTCTATATCGTCGCCTACGCCGGACGCCTCGAGTTCCTTAAGGTAAGCAGATGGCGTATATTCGTCCCAGGACCCAATCAAGTCGCCTGACGTCACACCCCAGGTCGGCTTAGTATTGAATTCAGATTTTACCAGGTTGTTAATTTCTTTTTGCCACTCTTTGGCCACATTTTGATCGCCCTCCACGCCGCGCTCTTTGGCCCAGGCTTTCAGGCCGTCAGGGTCAGTCATCAGTCTAACACCTTTCTTGGTATTAACCGGGAAGACATTGCCGCCAAACAGCTCGTCAACCTTCGCGCCAAACTCGGTCATTTCTGCCTGAGTCAATGCGCCGCCTACATCAATGTCTGCTGCGTTTCGCTCAACCAACTTGCCGCCAGGCTTAAAGAAGTTCATTCCTACACTTTCCTGGCCTCTCAGGAGGCCATGGCCCGCAGATATGCCTCGCATTAGGCTTGTGCTTGCCGGGTCCATCACAAGGCCGTCAGTGCCCACCAGAGTCTGCACAACGTCAGCCGGCGCAGAGAATCCCTTGTAATTACCAAAGCCCGTTTCTGTAGGTCTGGTTAGCCCGCCCGCCGCCAGTGAGAGAATATCTCTACCATGATCATCAGACATGACGGTCCGCTGCGCTTCCTGGAGGCCCATAAGGGCTTCTGGGTTCTCTCTCAGACCTGCCAGATGGTTAAGGCCTAATGCAGGCTCAGACTCTACGTTAATGTTCGCTGTGAGCCGGTCCAGGTTAGAACTAAAATCCTCGGCTGCCTTCTCTACAGGTATGCCCTCGCTTCGTGATTTGATACTGGTCCAGATAGCTGCCTCCATTTTTTCCAGGTTCCAGTCATCAAACCCGCCAAGCTTCTCAGCATTTGCTCTGTTGACCAGCTCCTGCATTTCGGCATCCATAAATCTATGTTGAGCACCAGAGAATCCGCCGTCCCAGTCAATTAGATCACCGGTCTTGGGGTCTTTTCGTTTATATCCAAATGCTCGACCCATCCACAGGTCATTCGTTGGCCGGCTTGCTTCTTCGCCAGGCTTAACAGTTACACCCTCATAGAAAGGACCAACCTTCGCGCCCATCGTGACATTACCCTCTGGGATCTGGTTAGTCATTCGCCTTACCGCATTAGGGAAGCGCCCTGTGTTAATTTCATTGCCCGTGACATACTGGTTGTAGCCTTTAATGCCAAAGGTTTGGTTAGCGGGCACACTGGCACCCTGTGAAGTCTGGGCATCCATTAATGCTTTTAGTTGTGTGTAGCCTGGTCGGTCGCCAGTCAAGTCTCGGTTTAGTTGTGAGCTCTGGTCGTACCAGGACCTTCCAGGAATGCCCTCTTCGGCCATGTCAAACAGGCTATTCCTGAGTTTGCCCAGTGCCTGTGGTGAACGTATGCCGTCTGGCGCACCTGAATATTTCCCTGTGGTACCTACGCGCTTAGGCGCTTTTGTAATTGGTGGCTTAGAAATTTCTACATTGACCTCTGGCACGTCACGCATTCTGACGCCGCCCAGGATCTCGCCCGCAACATCTTCCATGGTATCTGCGCCGGCCTTAAACCCTTTTTTGATTATGTTCGAACCAGGTATGGCCAAGCCGGCTGCTGCTAGTGTGCCGCCCAGGATGTTTCCTTGGTCGGCCTCTCGCTTCCAGTCCTGTATAGCCTGAGCATCACCAATGCCAGGCGCTATCTCACCAAGCAATGCAACGCCCTGGCCAAGCTTCATGGAAGTATCTGGAGTTAACCCGGCGCCACGTGCCTTGTCTGATACCCAGTCACCCATGCGGTCTGTGAATCGCTCAGGTTCGCCATAGGCGCCCGGCGCACGTTCTCGGTCACGCTGCTCTAAAAAGCCAGACAACGCACTTTTGGGCTGACCCCCGATGGTGCCTACTGATCCGCTGTCTGGCATAACTGACGCCATATTCATCTGGCGAAAGTATTCCTTAATGTCATCGTCTGACATACTGTCAGAGAAGTTTATGTATTTATCTCTGAACTTGACTATCATTCTATTTCTCCAGTGTCCTCGTTAAACACCCTAATATTGTCATCCAGTGGCACAATGTTGCCCTCCTGTAATCGCTCAAGGATGTTCAGTACACCAGACTTTTGAATATCATTCTCAGCGGCAATCTTCTCGGCTTCGGCTTTAGTCTTGGCGGCTGCGGCGAGTTTCTGCGCCGTTGAAGCGCGTTTTTCATCCACTTCAGCCTTGGCTTTTTGGGCATCAATCGCCTGGTCGCCTTGCTTCTGCATGGCGTCAAACTCAGCTTTTTGCTTATCCAGGATAGCCTGCTCACGCTCAATCTGGAGTCGCTGATTATCCATTTCAATTTTGGCAAAATCGCTCTGCATCCTGGCTTGCGTTTCCATCTGCTTAGTCTGAGCATTAGTCACATCGGCCTGGCCTTTTAATTCCTCAGCACGTGCCAGGACCATGTTGGGGTCCTCTGGTGGTGGTTGCTGTGCCGCCGCCTGGGCCGCTTGTAATTCCTCTTCGGTCATCTGGTCCTGCGGTATCAGTCCCGCCTGCAACATACCCTGACGCACCCTCTCAGCCGCCAGGTCCATGCCTGGGGCATCCATCGCATCCATGATCAGGTCACGACTGTACTCAAGCATGGTTGGGTCAATAGTCGCCAGGTCAATGATTCTCTGGGCTGATTCGCGCTTCTTAGACTTGTAGTCCTTGCCCATTTCAATATAGATGTCGTACTTGCCTGCTGCCAGGTTGTTTATCTCAACCACCTGACCAGTCTGTTGATCAACGGCCGTGGTGTACAGCGTCTGCATTTCGTGGGTGCCATCCTCGTTCAGGATACGTATGGTGCGCGTAGAATCATACACTCTAGGGATTGCATCAACCAGGATTGCTCCAGTCGTATTGATTCCTACCTCAAGCGCATCGAACCATTTCTGGCTCATGTTGTCGCCCTTGTCCTGCAATTGCTCCAGGGCCACGCCTGATTGAATATTCGGATTATCGCCCATACTAGCTGCAAACATGCCGGCTGATTCGGTGATGTCGTTATTCATCTGAGCGGCGATCTGTTGCAGCCCTGGGTTAACCACGTTAGCCGGCATTTTGAATGGCGGCTGCTGACCGTCCACGTGTTCATAGAATTGTACTGGGTCGGCGTTTTGATTTAGTGTGGCCAGTTTGCTTGTGTTGCCTGCTGCCTGCTCCCTGGTCATCCACACCTTTTCACGCGGTGATAGAGCGCCCTCTTCAATCTGCCTGGATGTAGCATAGTTGTAAACGCGCTGCGGGTCCTTCATCTTGGTAACCACACCACGGAATATGCGCTTATTCTCAGTGACGTTGAAATTGCCGTAGATGGTTACGACCGGAATGCGTTCGCAAAACACAGTTTCCTGCTTGTCGTTCAGCCAATTCTGCCCATTAAACAGCCTGGAGTAGACATAATCCTTTTTGACGGCCCGGCGCCTGGCTTCAGTAATTTCTGACATCATCATTTCGTCTTGCAGCCTGATAAAATCAGGGTCGTCTGCGTAATAGACCTTGCCGTCAGACATTTCTACCAGGTCAACATTTTTGGGCTCTTTCCAGTACAGCTTGCCAATAACAACACCATCAGCCTTATCCCAGTAGGCATGAGTTTCTCGGCCTTCATCAACGCCCTGGTCATTTTTGTTTTTGGGATACATTTTCTCATACGCTTCCCGCTCAACAAACGTAAGGACAACACACCACTTGGCGTCACTATGGTCCTCTTCCATGCTGTTAGGGTCCCAATACACCCTATCCAAAGCATTGTGAATGGGCTTAATCACCAGGTCCTGGTCAAAGCTGTCGCTTGTCAGGTAATCGCTCACGACCTCCCAGGACGCCATGCCTGAGATAACATTCTGCCTACTGGCCTGCTTGATGATCCGCTCACCACTGGAGTGAGACATAATCTGTCTGATCAGGCCATCGAATATCTTTGAGTTATCTTCGAAGTCGCCCGTTGGTCTGCTGCGGATAGTAAACTCTGCTTGCTCAATATCAGAGCATATCTGGTCAACTACAGGGCTTGTCTTATCAAAGGTGTACCTGGGGCGTTTATCCATTTTCTGGATAATTTCGTATTCCCACTGGCCATCAGGTTTTTCTATGAAATGTATTGAGTCTCGGCCTTCGTCACGGACATCTTCCTCATATCCTTGGACCGTTTCAATTTTGGAAATTAGCTCGTCATGCTTGATCATGGTTACCATCCAGTAAAATCAATATCCTCGACCACTTTGGCTTTGCTCTCTTGTTGGAGCATTATCAAACAGTCGGCCATGTTGGGTGAAGCAATGCCGTGTTTCGACTTCATTTCTGGCTTACCCATTAATTGTATTTTGCCCGATGGGTTGGGTTTCAGTGGTAATCGACATACCTCGGACCTCAACTTATCAAGCAATTTTATCTCAGAACTAATCGAAATGATAGAGTCAGGGTCCTGGTGCTTGCCTTTTGTTACCCACAGATAGGTTCTAAACATTCGATCAGCCAGGCGCACAGCAAACTGGGCCTTGCGGTTAAAGAAGGTTTCCTGGTTGGTTTTAGGTGTATCGCTGCGCCCTATCTTATACACACCCTCATAGACCTGTTTGGGGTTTTCTACGGCGTTACTGGCTTTGAACATACGCACATCAACAGATCGCCCATCAAAGGCCCTGTTAATGTCCCTGCGTAATAAGGCGCCCAGGCCATCACCATCCCAGACAAACATATCAGCCCTGAATTGGTTCGACTTGCTTAGTATCCAGTCACAAGCTTCATTGCCATCGATGATGTCTATCTCGCCGGCATCCCTCACCAGGATACCCTCGGTTAACACATAGCCTTTGGCATCGTCACCGGCATCAGCAGGGTCGAATGCGGCGCGTCTTTGGCCGAATGGTTCAATGCCTAGTTTCTTGTGTGCGTCAATACAGGCATCAAACACCTTCTTGCGGATCAGGGCATCCTCTACGCTCTCATTGTAGGCGCCGTTCCAGATCCAGTCGTACTCGTCCTCGTCTAACATTTCCAAGTCGTCTTGCCTTTCTTGTTCTAGTTCAGGCGGGAACCAGGGGTTTTCAGTATAGTTCACCTGGACGATCATACATAAGTCGTCCTCATACCATCCCTTCTTAGCCAGGTCCGCCTCTGCTCGCGCCAGGTACTTCTTGGCTACGGCATCCTCCCGACTATTCCGGTTCATAGTGATCCATATCTCAGGGACCTTGTCAGAGCCAATCCTAGCACGTATGGACGGCGTCAGTATCTTCAGGCTGTTATCACTCACACTTTCGCCCTCCTCTATCCAGAGCGCGTCTGTGCCCGCGAGAGACTTCAATGATGTGATGTTTCTGGCCAGGCCCTTGTAGAACATTTCCCCGCCGTTGACTGACCTGATGTGGTTGTTGTCATACCACATGCCAGGAATATCCAGGCGCTCGATTTCTTGCTTGAGTGATTCGTGTACAGAGTCGTCAATGGAGTTTTGGTATTCACGGGTACCGCAAATGCGCTTACCCTCTCGGACCTTGGTCAGCATGATGTCGCCTACGCCAATGGATTTGCCAGAGCCGCGACCGCCTACCGCTATCTTAACGCGCTTAGGTTTGCTGTTTAGCCACATGATGCCTCTCGGCACCCGTATGTCAATCTTCGCCAGGGGTGTAGTCACTGCCGTCTGGATTCACGCCGATCATGTTGAATAGGACCTGCTCGCCACCACTAGTGATGTCTTGCTCAGTTTTGTCCTTCCAGTCAAAATTGTTTTTCAGGTTGAATATCAGGCCCGTGACTGCTTGCCCGTAGAGCCGCTTCTCGATGACATTCTCAATGACAGATAGGGCCTTTTTTATAGCGGGAAAATATTTCTCCTTGTGCGAGTAGTTGTTAATGGTCTTTCGGTCCACACCCAGAGCGATGGCCAGACCTGAAACTGTTGGCCTAAACACCAGGTACTCGCCCTTCTGTGTGTATTCTACATCCCATGCGCTTCGCCAGGGCTCTTGCATATCATCTGGGCTAGATGGCCTTCTAAAGTAGCTGTCAATCGCCTCCTCCAGGTCCTTAACAGTCTTGAATGCCAGTGGCCTTCCCACCGGATTTTTTTCTTTGCTCATTTGGTTTCACCCCGACTTTTAATTTCGGATATTTTCTTTTTAAGAATGCCCTCAGTTCGCTTGATGTTTTCATCGTCTTGTTTTTTCCTAATAATATACCCGTCCCATAATATGGCCAATCCAAAGCCAACCAATACCAGGAACACGGCTATGTGAATATATTCAATCACCAATCTCTGTCCTTTACTAGTTGATAAACGCTATACCCTACAACAATCAGGGCACACAGGGCGATCAGGTCGCCGGCTAGTTGCTCAAGCATTAATGTGTCCTCTGCGTATGTGGTATTTGACCGACATGGCCAATAAGGTTGGTTTTGGTAGCCGCCTGCCTAGTTGTGCCTGGTGAATTTCTTCCTGGCGCTTCTCAGCATGCTTAAGGCGCTTTTCATCTTTCAACCGTTTTGATTTAGTCATAACTGCTCCACCCGTTTGAACATATCACCAAATTTGTTGCGAGCATCTATTTTATGTTTGTCCATGCTTTGCCCTTTAGGGTCCACAACAAATATTACTGTACCATCAATTAAGTGTATTTTGTACTTTACTGATTTTGTCATCTTCACCCTCTCCTAGTAGTGCCATCGTTCGTCAAAGTCTGGATAGTCTTTCGTAACGTCAAAGGTTACATGTGGCTCATACTCAATTTTTTTATCCAGTATGATGTCTCTGAGTTCCCTGAACATATCCTGTTCATTCTCTTTAAACCCATCATCAGCATGACCGCATAGGATTGCGTGAGCCTTTTGCAGTTTAAGAGATACACGCTGATTGTAATTTAAAGGATGCTTTGTTTTAACCATCTTCACCCTCTCTTAGTTTGGCTATGTATCTAATCGCGTCAGGGTCAGTGTCTATACCCAAAGCGTCAGCCATTTTTTGACAACCATCAGCGATTATTTTGTTTTTGCTGACTGGTTGGGATTCGTTTAATGCCTTGCTCATTTCATTCCAATCGACATCAATGTCATAGCAATTGAGCGCATCATTAATGACATTTTCTAGCCGCGCTATACGACTTTTTAGTAAAGTGATTTCATCCGTCATTTCTGAATTCTCCGTGGTATTTTTTCCTAGCTTCGCTTACAGCAATAGCCAGGTTCAATTCTGCATCAGTCATCGCTTGTTGGTTCATTATCTTCTCCTATAAATCCTATTTAACTAGGATTTGAGTTATAAAAAACAATATATACATCATTAATCCTAGTTAGTTAGGCGATATTTATGTTGTGTCATTATCTTCTCCTAGCCATAGCCAGAGCCATAGCCAGAGCCAAAGCCATCGCCATCGCCATAGCCAGAGCCTAAGCCTGAGCCTGAACCAGTGCCTGAGCCTGAGTTATAACCTAAGCCATAACCTGAGCCATAACCTGAGCCATCGCCTGAGCCAATGCTTACGCCATAGCCAAATCCATAGCCAAAGCCTGAGCCATCGCCAAAGCCTGAGCCAGAGCCATCGCCTGAGCCAGAGCCAGAGCCATCGCCTGAGCCAGAGCCAGAGCCATCGCCTGAGCCTTTGCTAAAGCAATTCTTCATACTAGGAAGTGTTACACTTTCCATTCCTTTGCTCCTATAAAGAATTCTTTTGCTTTAGTTGAGCAAGTGATGACTTCAATAACATCCGTCAGCTCAATCTCAGGGACTTCTACAGCAATCCTTGATTCATCTTCGTCCACACCATCCATCGCCACTTGCGACAGACTACAAGCTCCTTCCCAGTAGTGAAGTCTACGTGAATTTAATAGCCTGGCGTGTTGCGGACGTTTCTCACCAAGCTCAGCAACGTATCCAATGTGAACACCTGCGGAATAAGTGCGGATTACGCAATACTTCATTCCATCAACTTCGGGTGCTGTTTGTGCGTCTTTTCTTACGTATTCAATGTTGTCGATCATAATTGTTTGTGGTTTAGTCATCTTTACCCTCTCTTAGTTTGGCTATGTCCTCTGGACAACCGAATAGTGCAACGCCTACTGTACTTGTTAATTCTATGTAATCTGGGTCACCGCTATCGTTTGTTTGTACGTTTTGACACAGGACTCTTAGCCTATATTCCAACTCCTGAACTTTGTCCATGTGACTTTTAAGTTCAGTGGCTAGTGTGTACAATAAACAGTCCGCTTGACCAATCGGATTGTATGTAGCCATTCTTAAAGAGGCTTTTATAACCCAGTCTAGGTTAGAAAAGTCGCATTTTTCGGCCTCATATTCTCTGATTAATTTATGTATATCACTCATGATTCATCCTTTTTAATCTGTCTGCTATAAAATCCTGAACAGTTCCTTTATATTGCCACCGCGCATAA